ATTTTTTATTGCGCAATAAAAAATATTACTTTCTTTACTCTTTGGTGTAGTTAAACTTTTCTTAATAGAAAAAGATAAGTAAAAAACGAAAAATATTCAAAGAAAGAACGAATTTTATACAAACTGATATACATCTTATCTTCAAGCCCTTGCGTAACTTTGCAGTAAAACAAATATTGTACATTTATGGAAAAAATCCTACAAGCTCTCAAAACCAAGTATGCGCACTTGGGGTTGAAAGAATCTGTCCTAAAAGTTATCGCTACTCGTTTAGCACCAACGGTTAAGGACGACACGGAAATCGAAAACGCTGTAAAAAGTGTAGAAGAAGAGGTTAAACTCTTGCAATCCGTTGCTGATGAAGGGCGTACCAATCTTTCTAAAGCTGAGGAAGCTCGCAAGAAATTAGAGAAAGAACTCGAAGAAGCGAGGGCTAAATCTAATCCAAATCCTCCTACTCCACCCACTGAACCTAAACCTGATGAAATGCCAGAGTGGGCAAAAAGACTCGTGGAAGATGTTACCAATCAAGGTAAGGCTATTCAAGCCTTTCAAGCAGAAAAGCAACAACAAACCGCTAAGGAGCGTTTCCTAAACCAACTCAAAGCGCAGGGGGTATCGGAACCATTCTACAAACATCACTTAGGGCGTACTTTCAAAGACGATACCGAAATGGATGCCTTTGTCAGCGAACTAAAAGCGGATGAACAAGCGTTTTTGCAGACCCAAGCCAATACAGGGCTTTCCTCTCATTCAAGCAATGTGTTAGGAGGTGGTACAGATGCTAACGGTGTATCAGCGGATGTGCAAGCCTATATTAATGAAAAATTCAAAAAAGAGTAAAACCTATGAACGAAGTTAAAATTTCAGACAAAGCAGGTCGCCAAATAGTCGTATTTGACCAGTTGGATGTTACCTATCCAGGAGGGGTATATATAGACCCTACCACAGCTAAGGCACGATTTACCGATGGGGTTATCCCTGCGGGTACGCTTGTAATGCCTGACACTAATGGCACTTTCAAGGTTGTGAATGAAACACTTTCACAGACCAATACCGCAGGAGCTGTAGGACTTACCGCTCACGATGTGGTTATTGATGATATTCCTTTAGTGGCTGTCGTAATGGCAGGAACGGCGCGCAAAGAGGCGCTACCTGACAAAGAAAAGGCAGGGGTGGCTTTCTTGCGTACAGCCTTGCCTCGTATCTCATTCATTTAATAACCTTAAAAACTAAAAGCAGATGAATATCAACGCAAACAACATTATTCCTGAGTTCTCTCAGGCTAATATGAATGCTATTATTCAAGCCTACCCATTAGGAGCGTTGCTTTACCGTGACTTTTTCCCATTGGAGTTCAACCCTAACCTTACTTACTCAAGTATCGAGGGAGCAGAAGGGGCTAAGATAATGGCAGACCTTGTATCTATCGGCTCAAAGGCACCGCGAAAAGGTCGTGAGTTCGTAGAAAACATGAAGGGGGAAATTCCAAAAGTGGAAATCGCTCGTGATTTGAACGAAAAGGATCTTATCACTATTCAACAGCTCCGTAATTCATTAGCTGCCTATCCTACCAATGCAGGTATCAAAGCGCAGCTTATCAATAAGATATACGAAGACCCTCAATTCTGTATCGATGGGGTCAATGCACGATTGGAGTGGATGTCAAAACAGCTCGTTTCTACGGGTAAATACAAAACCACTACATCCAACAATGGAGGAGCAGCAAATGTAACAGCCAATTTCAAGGTCAAAACACAAAACGCCCTCAAGAAATGGGCAGAAGCTGATGCTAACCCTATTGAGGAAATCGAAAAATACCAAGAGGAAGCCAAAGGCAAGGGGTATAGCTATGCCATTGTGGTTATGAGCCGTGCTACCCTCAATCAGGTATTGAAGAACAAAAATACCCGCGCTTTTGTGTTGGGTGTTCCTATTAATGCTACTACCATTTTGCCTGATGTGCGTTTGGAACAACTCAACGCTGAGCTTGCAGAACGTGGATTGCCTACTATCAAAGTATGGGAGTCTTACGTGAGTGTAGAGGGTAAAAATGGAGAGGTAACCGTGGCCAATGGTTGGGAAGAAGGAAATATCCTATTCTCTACCTCTGCTCAATTGGGTACTACCCAATATACCACCACTCCTGAATTTACTATGAGCTTTGCCGATGTGATGAGTAAGTCTGTAAAAGATAACTTCATCTTAGTTAATACCTTTGGGCATCAAGATCCTATCTTGGTATCTACCAAGGCAACGGCTTTTGCTACTCCAGTATTGAACGATAGTAAGCGCAAACTCATCATCAAAACGAAGTTCTAATGACAGCGCAAGCGTATATTGATGAAAAACTTAAACTCTGGAATGTAGAATACCCCACTACCCTACTTGTTGCCGAAATGCAACGGGTAGGATTGGGGCTTTCTGATGAGTTCAACGAGGAGAACGAGAGAAAGACAAAGCTGTTTTTCTACAACCTTATTCCTGAACTCTTATTACGCCCAGTGTCCTTTTCTGAAGGTGGTTTATCCTTTTCTTATGACAAATCAGCTATTACCTCATTTTACAATTTGCTTTGTAAGCAGTTAGGTAGGGTCAATTTGTTAGAGGAAAAAGCCACTGTAAGAGATATTACCAATATGTTTTAAAGATGAAAATATACCCTTATTTACTTAGAAAAAAAGTGTCCCAACAGCCAACTATCAATGAAGACGGCATACCTACCTACCCAACAGATCCTATAACATGGGAGGAAGTAGGTGTTTGTCGTGATGAGATAGCAGGAGCAGGACAAAAGATAAGTAAAACAGATGGGCAAATCTTTGATTGTACCGCTACTATCTATGCCCCGAAAGGAACGCCTACCATAACAGCAGGCACCACGGTTCAGGTAGTAGATACCGAGGGTAATATTCGCCTTGAAAAGCAGGTAATTCGTTTTTCCACTGATTATTTCCATTGCCGTATATTCGTATGATAACACCACAATTCACACCCGCAGATATAGAGCGTATGCTTCAAGAAAAGATAGCCAAATATGAAGAGAAAATCGTTCGTATCTTAAGGAATGTAGGTGAAAAGTGTATCAATGAAGCACGTGAGTATGGGAGCTATCAGGATAGAACTGGTAACCTCCGTTCGTCCATTGGGTATATCGTCTTAAAAGACGGCAAACCGATTGAAAAAGGAGGATTTACCCCTACTGAAAGAGGGACAGAAGGAGGAAAAAGCGGACAAAAAGAGGGTGAAGCATTTATAAATAAGGTAACATCTCAATATCCAAAGGGGTTTGTACTTGTCGTGGTTGCAGGAATGAAGTACGCAAGCTATGTAGAAGCCCGTAATTACAATGTACTTACTTCCGCTGAACTATTGACCGAGCGTGAAGTTCCGAAACTCTTAAAAGTATTATCACAATGAAAAAGACAGCCTCACAAATAGAAGCCGATATATACAAGTACTTTAAGGATAAGATAGACCCACTTATCAATGGGCAAACTTATCGCAATGGGGTACGACCTTTGAACTCACAGAAAGAGGATTGTGTAATATCGTTCCTTACTGGGTTAGATGGGCAATACCAAACGGGGGTAATTAACATCAATATCTTTGTCCCCCTGGTAAAGAACAACGATAATCAGTATAGGAAAGACTTCGTACGATGCGATGCTATCGAGCAGGCTTTAATGCCAATCATAGAGAATGCAAAAACGGATCTACGCAATTACAGATTGCAACTTCATCAGATGATACAGACCTTTGAGGAGACAGATATAAAGCAGTTTTTCATAAACGCAAAAGTAAAATTTAGGTATAACACATTTAATAATTAAAAATTATGGCATATACAAATAGTAACGTAACAACTTGGGGAGAAGTAGAATTCAAGTTTGGAGCGCCGGGAGCAGGAGGCGCTATGGGTACTGTTCTTAAGACATTAGGAATTGTCAAAGAGGGTAGTTATAATATTGATAAAGAAGACGGAAAAGAGTACAAATGGGTAGCTATTGGAGGGAAAGTCATTGACCAAATGAAAGGAGAGCCTACTTACAAGTTTAAATGTACTGTAAAAAACTTTAACAAGGCACTACTTTCTGAGATTTGGGATATTGAAGAGGTTGGAGACAAACTAGTTATGAAATCTTTTGTTTCTAAGAAGAAATTTTCAGTGTCCATTATCCCTAAACTATCAGGGGCTGATAAAGTAGATATATTCTACTGCTCTATGACGGGGACACTTACTTATGACGAGGAAAGTGGTTATAATATAGATATTGAAATCACTTCTCTTGATGGTGGTAAAGGATTTTTCTCAACTGAAACAGTAGCGTAACCTATGGAAGAGAAAGTAGCACAAACACTACTTGAAGAACCAACCACAATAATCATTGGGGGCGAAGCGTATAAAGTCGCTCCGCCCTCTATTATTACACTGGTAAGGGCTTCAAAGTACATCAGCAAGATACCCGCCGATACTATTGATGAGGAGCATATATTTGGCTCTATTGTCCATAAGGCGGAAGATTACGAGAATATAGCATGGGCTGTAGCTGTTATCCTCTTAGGTAACCGCTTCACAGAGACCGTACGCCCGCCTTTTTGGCAGTTTTGGAAACGAAAGAAGAATATTACCCAAGGTGAGGTATTAGCTAATAAATTGACTAAAGCCCCTATGTCTGAAATATCCGAAGCCTTTTTCAAGGTAATAGGGCAAATGGATATACGCTCTTTTTTCGTCATTTCCACTTCCCTCAAAGGAATGATGATCACCAAACCAACGAAGGAAGTGGAGAACGAAACGATAGTATCTGGGGGCTCGTAGGCTCGTTTGCCAAACAGTACAGATTGACCTTTGAGTATGTGCTAAATATGAGTTACGCCAATGTAATGCTATATAGTTCTGTGATACCCTCGTATGATTACGATAAGAAAGACAAAAAGGAATCACCAAAAAATGAAACACGAACTGACTTCGCGGGCTTTCTCTCGAAATTAAAAGCAATCCAGTAATAAACAAACCACTATGCAAGAAAATGAAGGTAGGCTACTCTTTGAGGTAAGAGCAGACCAAACAGATATAAAGAAAGATATTGAGGCTATCAAAAAGCAATTTGAAAGCCTAACAGAGAAGACAAAAGAAGAGGGCAAAAAACAAGCCGAAGTATGGCAGAACCTCGTCAAGGGGGCTACTGCCTATTTTACTTTGCAGGGAGCGTCTGCCTTCATTAAGCAGGTGGTAGCTGTCCGCTCGCAATTTCAACAGCTTGAAATATCCTTTGGCACTATGCTAAAGAGCAAGGAGAAAGCCAATGCCCTAATGGCACAAATGACTGATTTGGCTGCTAAAACCCCTTTCGGATTAGAAGAAGTATCTGAAGGGGCTAAGCGTTTGCTTGCCTTTCAAGTCCCTGCCGAGGAAGTAACCGAGACCCTCCGCCGTATGGGTGATGTCGCTGCGGGATTAGGTGTTCCTATGGGGCAACTTATTCATGTGTACGGACAAGTCAAAGCGCAAGGAAAGCTAATGACCAACGACCTATACCAGTTCATGAATGCAGGTATTCCTATTATAGCCGAATTGAGT